ATCCACCAACTACCGCAACGATTCCGGCAAGTGCAACGGTCGCAAGTCCGACTGGACCCAATAGTGCTGTTAGCGCTCCACTAAAACCATTTCCAGCTGCCATTGCTGCTTTTGCGAATGCTACGCTTTTTACTACTGCGCCAATTCCTACTGACATTTTACCTAACGCAATTAAGGCGGGACCTATCCCCATTGCTATGGCTAACCCTATTCCTACAATGCCTTTTCCTGCTTTCGATAGTTTACCAAACCAAGCAAGTAATTCTTTCATGCTATCCGAAAAGCTGTGTATTGCAGGAATAACGGTATCTTTTATTATCGGCATTAAAACGTCACCCAATGAAATAGCAACGTTTTTCAGTTCATTTATTGCAATCTTGAATTGTTCGCCTAGCGTATCTGTTACTTTTGCATATGCTTCATCCAATGCGGTTGTGTTTGTTTCCATTTCGTCAAGAGTTTCGTTCATCTTTGACATCCCGACATCCGAGGTCAAGGATAACATGGCATTCAAGCCACGTACATTCCCGAATAATTTCGCCATCATGTCAACATTTCCACCTGTTTTTTCCTGAACATCTTCAAGGAAATCAACAAAGCCTTTTGATTTCAAGGCGCTAGAAGAAAAGTCAAGCCCTAGCTGTTCAGCTAATGTTGACGCTTCTTCGGATGGTTTGATAATATTTGTTAATGCTGTTCTAATACCTGTTATTGCTGTGGCGGTGTCAATACCTTGAATTGTCAATGATGCAATTCCAGATAACAATTCTTCAATAGATACCCCTGCAACTTGTGCGATAGGGGCAACGTTACCAATCGAATCCGCCAATGCTCCAAAGGTTGTTTTACCTTTGTTTTGCGTTACAAGGAATAAGTTTGCTAGTCTTGCTCCGTCTTTTGTTTCCATGTTGTACGCATTTAAAACACTTGTAAGCCCATCTACTGCGGTGGTCGTATCTGTGAAACCTGCTTTTGCTGATTTTACAGCGACCTCTACTAACTCCATAGCTACTACCGTGTCAACTCCAGCGGATATAGCTTGATACAATGCTTCGTTTATTTCTGTTCCTGCAACGCCTGTTACATCTGACAAACTTAAAACCTCGGTTTTCAACATTCCAAGACTCTTGACGCTTGTATCTGCGATTGTGTCAACTTTTGCCAAAGAGGTTTCAAAATCTGCGCCAAACTTTAACGCTGCAAATCCTGCGGCTGCTAGTGGTAAAGTTAAACCACGGGTCAAACTGCGACCTGTGGTTTGCATCTGCCGTCCTGCTCGTTGCAAGTCTGAACCTAAACGTTTCATATTTTTTTGGGCTGCGGTCATGTCTACGCCAACCCGTATAATTAGTGATCTAATCGTGCTTGCCATCTAATCACCTAAATCTTTCAATGCTTTTTCCATCGCCTTTGTTATTATTCTAGTAACCTCTGCTTTGCTTTCGTCTGCTGCTGGTCTTAAAAATGGCCTTGCTGTTACGGTTCCGTAACTTTTGCCTTTTTTCTTATTCCTTATTTTGTGCCCTAATTCTAATGGGATATAATACTCTGCGCCCTTTTTGACCGTAACTTGGCTTTGAATCTTGTAAACCCCAGGCTTTATCTTTCGTGCTTTTCTTACATATAATTTACTTTTTAAATTTCCTGTTCTAACGGGAACTTTTTGCTTTGCCTTTTCAAGTACAACGTCACCAGCTTCATTGGCTCCATCTTTTAAATATGGCATGGCTGCGTCCCCGAATTTACCCAAGTCAAATATTAATTCTTGTAACCCGTTTATTTTAAAATCGCTCATTTTATTGATTCCGTTCCACCAAATGCGGCATTCAACATTTTACAAACTATGAACATTTCATCTGCTGTTTGTTCTTTGACTTCAACTTGTTCTTTTTGCATTATGCTTTCTAATGATGGCAAATTTCGCTGTCTGTTAAACATTGCAACATGCCACGCTGTGGATAAAATTATATTGTTTTTGTGCGTTAAACTCTTAATATATTGTTTATAAATTGTGAAAAATTCCGCATATGTTAACGCCCAAAATTCACTTGGTTTCATATTCAATACACCAACCCCAATTTTAAACTCTTTTTCAAAGTCTAAACGTTTAACTTTTTTTGTGCTGGTGCTTTCGCGTTTTTTGCTTTGGCTGCTGCTTTCTTCTTTCCGCTAAATGCAATTCCCACGGCTTCTGATACTTTTTGCATCATTTCAATAGCTCCGTAGGTCGAGTTATCAACTAATTCGCATGATGCTTTAAACGTTAACGCTTTATCTTCTTGTTTTAATATTATCCATAATAATTTCAAAGCGATTTTCATTGACATTTCATCATCAAAATCTAATATACTTGTTCCTGTTATTTCCTCATATTCTACGGTTGTTTCCATTGATAACCTTAGTTTTCTTGGTTTATCTAATTTAATTATAACAAATGGTAATGGCATTTTTTATTCCTCCTTTTTAGTTTGTTTTATATCCTTGGTCAATTATTTGGTCTTCGTTTTTTATGTTTACTTCTCCTTCAAACTCAATATCTACATACTTCATGAAAAGTTTTAATTTAGGAAATTTCCCAGCATCTTGTGTTAACTCAAAGTTTGTTATATCTTTTATTTCTATATCATCTATAAATATTCTTGTTACTATTCCTTCATTGACTATTTTTACTTTTTTACTATCCATTATTCCTCCTTTTTTAAAAAAGGGGCGAATGAACGCCCCCTCATGTTTTAAGAACTCGCTCTTGCGACTAGTACGGTATATGTTACAGGTGCTTTTGATGTTTCTGTGACTACTACTGTAACGGTCGTATTGCTTCCAGCTGCCCCAAGCGTGATTGAAGATGAAGCTTCCCCAGTTGTTACGGTGTTTCCATCTACTGTAATTACTCCAGCGGCTGCGGTTGGTGTCAAGGTTACACTTGAAATTCCTGTCAATACTGTTGCCACATAGGAATATACAGCATTTGCAGGTGCTGGCGTAATAACTGCGCTTTCGCTAATTGCGAAGAAAGGCGTGGTTAATCCATCACTTGCGGTTGCGGCAAAGTCAGGTTTACCAGTCGGTTTAATGGTGGCGGTAAAGGCTACCACTCCATCATTTGAAGCATCGCCAATTTTCAAGGCTTGAATATACCCTGAAAAAGTCCAAGTTGCGCCCGTTGCGGTTGGGAAAGTAATAATACCAGTTTTCAACGACCTAGCGTTAAAATCTGTTATCATCGCTTGCTGTCCTGTGGTGTCTGCAAAATCTGCGAAACCTACAAGAGAAACATCACCAGCGGTTAGAATTCCGGGTAAGGTTTCGCTGTAAGCATCAGCGCTTTGCAAATCGGTTATATCAATCATATTGGCTGTTAACTCAATTCCATTGATATTTGTTATCGTAGCGACTATCTCGCTGTCCCAAGTAAAAGTAGTACTATATCCATGTGCTACTGCCATTTTTTATTCACTCCTTGTCAAAATTTATTTCATATTCTTGGTCAATTGTGTTTATTTCTATAACGCCTTCACCCGTTTGATCTGTGGTCTTGAATTCGTTAATTAGTTTGATATACTGAACTACAACACCGCTCAAAGTTCCTTGATAATCTGTCAGCGCTGCTTTTATTTGGTTTGCTACCAATTGAGCGCTTGCCCGTGTTTCAGCGTATGCGGTAAATTGTATTATTGGGCTTTCCATTGTTAAAATTCCTGATAATGTTTGCTCTTTTACATCGCTGATATTCAGCCCTACGATATACGGGTATTTGTCTTTTTGCTGTGCGTAGTCATAATATATGCGCCTGTCTACCAATGCGGTCAAAGCGGTTTGGTTTAAAAGATAAGTTACTAATGATTCTTCAATTTCCATTAGGTCACTTCCTTAACACTTATTCGCAGTTCTTTGTTTTTCTGGTCAACGTTGTTTATCGCTAGAATTTCATAGGTCGCATTACCAAATTCTACCCGCATCAATTCATTAATTTTTGAATTGTACCGTAAACGTATTAACGCTGTAGTTTCGGCTTGCACCTTCTGCGCTGCGTAAAACTCACGCCCTCCTGTGGTAATAATATCGGTGTATAAACTCATAGCATCTGCCCACGTTTCAATGGGTGTATTATATCCATCATAGGCGATAGTTTTTCTTCTGAAAGTTGCGATTTTATTAAGTTTTCCTGCTCTCACTTCACCACCACCTTATACGATATA